TGCTAATGCAACCTCAAAATGTTCCCACCACTTACCATCTACATCTTGACCTGTACCTGCTGTAGTTTGATTATATACATTATCTATATGTAAAACATCATTACCTATGCAAAATAATATCCTTTCTACCTCAAAGCCATCTGCCTTATATATAAGTCCTTCTAAGCCCTCTAAAACACGCATACAGGCAGTTTCAACATCATACCCATCACCAGTTTCAAACCCATTAGCATATTTACCTATATGTATGTCTGCAGGATTTATTACTAATAGATGATTAGCATCTTTGTTATCTCTTTTTACTGAAGGGTAATAAGGTGAATGATTTTCAATGAAGCCACTAATCTTATCTAGCATATCATTTTCATTAGCATTTATATCCTCTTTGGTTACAATACTAAATCTGTATTCACCACTTGCAGATTGCCAATGCTTGACACTTACAACATCATCTTTCTTTATACCCCTATCTGCAAGATGTATGTCTAATGCTGTATTTCCATTAATGTTTGTTGTGCTTTCTGCCCTGTTCTCATAAACCATCTCAACTTCTTCTTTAGATAATCTAAGTCTTTTGCCATATTTCTTCATAGTTTTATGTATTGGTTATGATGCAATTATACAAAAAAAAATGCTTATATAATACAAAAGTGAGATGTTTTTAAACATCCCACTCTTGAAAACTATAAACAATGAAAACAAAGATAGGCACAACCCTACCTGTGTTATGCAAAGATAATTATTTTTTACAATTATCAGTACAATTACATTTATTTTTTTCAAATACAGAAAAACATAATGGCAAAACACCTAACCCTGTAAGTATTAAAGCGTTAGTATCAATACCATTTTTCTCAATGTATAAACTAGCAGCAAGTACTATCACTCCACTAATGGTTCTTTTGCTACTCCATTTACCTTTAGTGTCTGTAAAAAGTTCTTTTACTGCTTTTAATAATTCTGTTATTGGCTTTACACCACCCTTTAGTAGTGCTTGACCTATCCATTTCTGTATCATCATTTCTTCTTGTTGTACTTAGGAACAATAGCATCAATCATTGTATCTAACCATCCAAAGATTTTGTTGTCTTTTTCTGTTGGAGTTAAATTAGTAACAACTTTCGCAAAAGCCATTATTCCAACCAATAATTCTAGCCAATTTTCTGTAATAAAATTCATAATATATATTTAATTAGTTAATATTCTGTTTAGTAACCCCAAATACAAGGGTTTGTTTTTTCCTCATCACAATCAGTATGTATAAATTTGTTTTTAAAATCTATACCAAATCTTTCAAATCCTGCACCTCCTAATCCTCCCATTATTAGTGCTAAGTTTTTACCATCAGTAAAATGTATATCAGCAGCAATACCTTTTATATGAGATGAGGTTGGATTTTTCTTAGATAGTGGATGGTTTTCACATCTAAAACCACTATTTATTCTGAATGGAACTCCTGCAATTCTTCTTGCCTTATCCATCATTTCTAAGAAATCACTATCAGTGTAGTTTGTATTACAACCACACTTACAATTAAACTCACTTCTTTTAAAGTATTTTAATTCCATTTTATTTTTTTTCTTTAATAGATTTAATAATATCTTCAAAAAAACTTTCAAAATCTTCTTTGATTTTATTTTCAGAGTCAATTTGTTTTAACTTTTTTATAGCCCAATTTACACCTGCATCTCCTCCCCAAGCATCCCACATAATACCTCCACACCCTTCATCATAAGGAACATCTTTATGTTGTTGGTGTCTTTTAAAGGAAGCCATACGAGCAATAGTATCTCTACTCAAACTATCTCTGTTGGCTAACTGTCTTGCTCTAGTCCACCCAACTTGAGTTCCACAATCACTACCATTTTCTTCCTTGTACTTTATAGCCCTCTTAGCATTGTTAGTTGCTGCTTGTGGATAATCATTATAAGTTTTAGCCATACTACGCTGTTACTACAACAAACTCAATGTCAATCGCTGCTGTATTTGCATTAGCACCGATTTGAGTTATATCTGTAAGAGTTCCTATAGCAGTACCTGATGCTACTGCATCAATCTCGTTATCCATTAATAAGAAACTTTCACCTGCTTTTACTTTAACAAAGAAAGAGTCTGCAGTACCTGTAACTCTTAATTCTAAATAATTAGTATCATCTAAATTAGTAACTCTAAAATATTTATAGTTAGTAATATCTGCTTGACCTGCATCATCTACTGCACCGAAATTAATTATATCTGTCCACACATCTCCTCTTACCCCTGCTGCAATTCTCATTACTCTCTGGTAAACCTCTCCATTACTTGTAAAGGTTTTATTCATTGTATTACCATAACTAACACCATTAAGAGTATATTGCTCTGTTATTGTTACTGTTAAATCCTCTGCTATTACTGTTGTTGCCATATTATATTGTTTTTTTTTTATTTATTTTTATATTGCTGATAGATAATTATTAACATTAGTTGTAAGTGCTGTGCTTTCTGTGTCATATATTTGTATTTCGCTAATAGTTCCATCATACGGATTAAGGTCTTCCCTTCTTACTCCTATTGTATCAATATTAGCCGTTCCTGATAGTGTAGGAGTCGCTGTAGTTTGCTGAACTCCCTTCCACCAAAGTGTTATTACATTACTAGAATTTCTTGTTACAATCATATAACCATTACCCCAAGACCCACTATCTAATTCTACATTTGCTGTTAAATTATCAATCTTAATTCTTAAAACAGTAGAAGAAAATAATTTAAAAAATTCGCCTGTTGCTGTATTATCACCAATAATAATTCCTCCTATTGCTGCTATGTTTAATCTTATTCCTATAGTAAAAGCACCACTTAAAGTAATATCACTATCCGCACCTAAATTGTGAGTTTGAACAGGTGTAAACTCTATATCTCCTGAATTGTAAGCAGGTTGTTCTGCTACTGTCGGTTGTCGCATATCAAAACTATTAGAAGAACTATCAGCCCAAATTGCAACATCAGTACCATTCAAAGTTATTCCTGTTTGAAATTTGTACCACGCTTCTAAACCTGTTTCATCAGAAGGTTGCCAACCACCTAATGGTCTGATAGTATTTAAACTTAAAGATTGTTTTAAACTTAACATATTATTTATATATCTCTATATCCTATTCCAATTCCACTCGTTAGTGTAATGGATGTAATATTCATGAACAATGTCGTTCCTGCACTAAGTGTCGTTTGAAGTGCAGTTTCACCTGTAACTCCATCTGCTGCAATACTTGCAACAACAGATTCAACTGGGAAATGCACACAAAACCAGTCTTTACCTGTTTGTGCTGCAGTAGTGAAAACCTCAGTACCACCACCTTTACCTAATTGCATCATTAGAAGCGTATTGTCTGTATCAAATTCTGTACTCATTTTATTTTATTTTTAAATTGTTATTATTTTATTTTTATTCTGTAAAAAGTTTTATCAATGCACCTAAAGTTATAGCGTAAATCATCCACATTGCTTTCACTAAAACCTTTCTCATTGCTGTGTTTCTATTAACTCTAGCAGCAACTCCTTTATCTGGATTTAGTAATCTTTCTGTAATCATATCTAATTTATTATCTAAATTATCCATCTTTTCATTTATTGAACTTATGTCTTTCTTCATAGATACTATCTCCTCTTTTGTTGTCATTAGAATGTTGTTGTTTGTACTGCTATATTCATATATATTGTTGAGCCACCACTTACCTCCTTAATCATTGGAAAGATAATATCTCCTGATGCTACTGCTGCTGTAGTTATAGTTGTTTCGTTTATTCTAACACCCTTATTATTGTTACTAAGACCATCTACTGAAATTTCATCAATCACAATAGGAGTTACTGATGTTGTAACATCCTCTACAGGTGTAATTTTACATATAGCAATCGTAACTGCATTAGAGCCATTACTTGTAAGCCAACCACTTATAGATGTAACACTAGCAGTTTCAGGTATAACACAAGCCTGACCTATTCTAAAGAAATTTGAAGGACTTATATTTCCTGAAGATACTGTTGATGTTCCATAATCAACAGCCATTTCAAAAGGAGATTTAGTGTCTGCTATATCCTCTCCATAGAAGTAATTTGTAGCACCTGTAACAAAACCCTGCATCTTATAATTAGTAACACCCATATAAGATTTCCCTTTCCACTCTAAGTTACCATCAGTTCCTGTTGCTGATGTTCCTCCACTTTTACTTAAAACAGTATCATTAATAGCAGTTTCAAATCCTTTTGGATTATGTCTATTTATACTACTTAAATTTTTATGTTCGTTTGCAGCCATTTATATATTTATTTTAACAATCATCACAAGGACAGTTATTCTTCCAACTATCATAATTTCTAGTAGGTCTTGAATATATACTATCATACATTATTATACCATGATTCTTATAGACATCATCATTACAAGGTTTATTAGATTCATAAGTTGGATAATCACCATTTTGGTCGCTATCATTCATATAATCTAGCATATCTTTTAAGTATATCTCAGCCTTTCTGTAAGTGTCCTGCTTATAAGCGTTTAACTCAGAAGGGTCTATAATAGTAGCAAACTCATCAAGATTATGTACGATACCTGCACTACTACTATTACTCTGAACTTCATTTATTACCTCAAACCTAACAAACCAACACAAAGTTCTTGTTAAGAAATCATCCATTAAAGTTTGATTAGCAGTAGTTAAAGTACCATTATTATGTTGAGTTTTTAATTCCTCATAAAACTTTTTACCGATTGCCTCTTTTAAATGTGCTAACTCAGCAAGAAGTAATGTGCTGCTAGAAATTAAAGCAGTATCAGTATTAGCGTTAGTAAAACTATTACTTATAACTTCTGATGCTGTTACTAAAGGTATATATTGGTTTACATTTGCCATAGTTATTCTTTTTCAATTTCAGTTACTTGCATATCTCCTACTTCATCATCACCTTTACCATCACCATCATCATCTCTTGTTACGATAATTTGTTCTCTATCAGTTAAGAACATATTACCTTCCTCTAGCATTGGTAAATCCTCATCTAACATTCTTCTTTGTTCGTTAATAGTAAGAACTTGTTTAGGGTCAATCTGAGTTGCAAAACTAATTGGTGGCTCATAATGAATCACTAATTCTTCAGGTAAGAAACCTAACTCTTTATATAAAACCCCTCTAATACCATTTAACAATAAATCAGAAGTATCTTTAATTACAGTAGTCATTGCTAAATCATAAGCAATTCTAATCTCACTACCTGTATTATTCATTTTACCTGAACTAACTAAACCACTTAATGATGGTTGCCATCTATGAGCAGTTACAATGTTCTGGTCAGTTATTCTTTGTAAGTCTATCCAACTACCCTCTTGGTCATCTTTGATAATTTGAACATTAGCACTTGAAGTATCTCCATTTTTAACAATGAACATAATCTTACCATTGTTTCCATCTCCAACAAACTTCTTTTGTGCCTCTCTTACTAATTTCTTTGCTTCTTCCTCACCCATATCTCCATTAATCTCAACGATTGCTGAAGGTTGAAATCCATTCTTGAATTTAGTGTGATTCCATTTACCAATTTCATAATCAACTGCAATATGCTCTAATGCAGCAATATAATCAGGTAAACCATAGAATTGGAATGTAGGCTCGTAATCTTTAAATTGAATAACAAATCTATTTTCACTCACTTTAGGATAAATAGGAATGATAGATAATTTATCTTTCATACTATTGTACTTAGCCCAATCAGGATGTACATATACTTCTTTCTTGTTTTTAGACATTCTAACAGTAGTTGCATCTATGTGATATAGATTTAGTCCACCATCATATAATACACCCTCTAAATAGGCATTTCCAAATGAATAGTAATCATCTGCTAATTTCTTAAAAACCTCTCTTAACGATTCTCCATCAGCATTTACATCTTTAATGTATTCTTTAACATCTTCATTATTCGTAACAAACTTAGCACCACTTGTAAAGATAGTCTTTTGTGCTAATACACTTCTATGAGTAGAAGATTTACGCTTTAATTCTGCTAAATACTGAGGGAATAGATTGTTAGTACCAAAAGGGATAAACTTAGTTCTTACTTTTGCTAAATCTAAAGGTTCTTCAATATGTTCAGGAATTGCTAAATTAAAAACTCCAAATTCAAAAGTATTACTCTTTTGAGTCTGAAGATTCTTTACCTGACTTTTTCTTTTTGGTTGCTTTCTTTGGCTCATCTTTTGTTTTTGTAGTTGATAATTTTTCTACTAATGTAGTCATCCCTAAATCTTCATAAGCATACGCTAACTCCTCTTGAGTTGCTGTAGCCCATTTAATTTTAAAACCATTCTTGTAACAAGTACCTGATGATGATTTTGCTTTATATTCTGCCATAATTGTATATATTTTTAAGTGTGATAAATCTACAACTTTTTTTGCATTACAATCACACATATTATAAAAAAGATATTAATAGGGAAATGTTGTTAAACTTTTTACGAACAAAGTCCAACCTATTTCTATATCTTTAATTATTATGCTCCTGCTGTTGCAGTTAATGCTGAAGTATCAACAGTTACAGTACCAGCATACTCTCTTGGTAACTCAAACTGTCTTGCCATTAAGTTAATAGTAATACCATTCTCATCTGAATAAGCAGCACCTGTACCACCCTCAAATCCACTTAAACTCAAGAAAGTCTGACTTTTTGCCTGAACATCCTCGTTAGCATACTTTGCACTAGCACCTAAAACCCACCAATTTCCATTTGTATCTAAAACCATCCCCATCATACAAGCATTTTCAAAGTTTTTTAATTCTTCAAATTTTGTTGCATCAATATTAGGAAGCATAAAAGATAAACCACACTCAAAAGAAGTTGAACCATTCTCTTTTGTTGCAGTAATAGTCATTGCAGGTACTTCATTTTTAAATTCATAAACAAACCAAGCAGAATCACCACCTGATTGAATATTTGTAATAGTGTGTGCTGTACCTGCTCCATAAGTAACTACATCTGCAGTAGCCCATTCTCTAAGTATAATTTGAGAAATACCACCTGTTGCTTGTAAGTCAGCACATACCACTCCTAAACCTGTATCTATTGCCATTTTTTTATTATTTTATTAGTTATTTAAAAGTAATTAAGAGAGGAGGACTAACCTCCCCTCTATTATTACATTATTGTTTAGTAAAAGATTCCCCATTGAACAAGTGAAGGGTACAAGAATTGTACTCCTAACTTGAAGTAACCTCTGAAGAACATTTTTTCTTCTAAGTCATCATAAAATACTTTGAATGAACCTTCTGGGTCAGTTACATCAGAACCAATGATTAAGTTCTCAACTGCACAGTAA